TAAGCTACAGCAGGCAGAGCAGGCATCACAGCCTACACCTGAGCAGCAACAGATGCAACAAGCGGCTGCACAGGCACAGATGGCCTTCCAGCAGTCACAGACAGCAGCACTCAACGGTCAGGCACAGGAGTCTCAGGCCAGAGCGCAGAAGATTGCTGTAGAGACACAGCTTGCACCACAGGAGCTACAGATTGACCAGATTAAGGCAGTCACAGCTAACCTGAAGGCAGGAGACCAAGAGGACAAGGAGTTTGAGCGTCGTATGAAAATTGCTCAGACATTCTTGAAAGAAAAAGAGATTGACCTAAAAAATCAACCTCAGCAACCACAGCAACCAAGTCAACCCCTTAGACTACAACCAAGAGGATAAATTGATGGTCGTGACGCGCACAGAACTAACTCAGATAGTAGACCAAGTTAACAAGAAGTTTGATGAGCTTGAATCTAGAATCAAAGAGTTAGAGGAACTAAATGCTAAGAATACAGCATCACCTAGAAAAACTACAAAGCAAACACAAAAGGCTGCATAAGAATGACCGTAAGAGATTCCAAGCTCCGGCGTGCTGGAGTCAGTGGTTATAACAAACCTAAACGTACACCAAACCACCCTACTAAATCTCATGTGGTGGTAGCTAAGGAAGGTGATAAAACAAAGACTATACGCTTTGGGCAACAAGGTGTTAGAGGTGCAGGAAAGAACCCTAATAGTCCTGAGCAACGAGCAAGGCGCAAGTCATTTAAAGCACGACATGCAAAGAATATAGCCAAGGGCAGGATGTCTGCGGCATATTGGGCTGATAAAGTTAAATGGTAGTAAGGAGAATACTATGCCAATGGTAGGTGGAAAGAAATACAGCTATACCCCTAAAGGTAAAGCAGCGGCAGCTAAGGCTCGCAAGCGTCAGAACATGAAGCCTCGTGCAACAGGTGGGCGCAGAGGCCGCTAATAATGATAGCAGAGATAAGTGCAATTGTCGCTGGTGTTAACGCTGCAACATCCGCTATCAAGCGGGTAGCTGAGACAACCAATGACATCTCAAGTATCTCTAGCTTTCTATCGACACTTGGCGGTGCAGAGGTTGAACTAGCAAGGGCGCAAAACTCAGGCGGTTTGTCTGAAGCAGATGCTGTCAAAGCTGCACTAGCCAAGAAACAAATACAAGAAACCATGCAGGAAGTTAAAGACCTGTTTATGGTTAGTGGTAACGGGCAGTTATACAACGAAGCTATGGCTGCTATGGCTGAAGCAAGGAAGGCTAAACAACTAGAGTTAGCTAGGAAGGTAGCAGCTAAGAAACAATTTTGGAAGGAGGTTAAACAGTACGCAGCTATCTTTGGTGTAGTAATTATACTCTTACCTATGATACTTGCACTTTTAATTAACTTTTTAGTAAAAAACACTTGACAAATATAAAAAAGTATGCTATAATGTATAGGTACAATAGTGTACATAAGTATTCTTTAACAAAGGTAAAATACTATGACTCAAGAGTTAGAAACTTACTTCAACAATTACTTTGCTATGTTTCGTTCAGAAGGCTGGAAACAGTTAATCTCTGACCTTAGCGGTAATGTTGCACAAATCAACTCAGTAGAAATGACTACGGATAATGATAACTTGAACTTCCGTAAGGGACAGTTAGCTATCCTAGCAACCATACTGAATCTTGAAACACAGATTGACAACGCTCATGCTGAAGCAGAATCAGAGAATACTGAGGAAGCTATAGATGAGGCTGTTTGATTTTAGATGTCCTTGCGGCAAACTGTTTGAAGATTTAGTTAAGTCTGATGTCACAACTTCTAGGTGCAGTTGTGGCTTGGACGCTAAACGTGTTATCTCGCCAGTACGCTCTAGTCTGGAAGGTATCAGTGGAGACTTCCCTGATGCCGCAGACAAGTGGGCCAAAAGGCGAGAAAGTCACATGGCATACGAAAGAAGGCAATCCTCTTAGAGAACCTTCATAATAAAGTTCTCCACAATACTAAGGTACGGAGTTAATAATGGCTAAGATTATTGAACCTGAGCGTCAGGATAACCAAGAAGAAAACGAACAACAACTAGAGATGTTTGTTGAGGAACAACAGGAAACTCCTGAACCACAAGTACAGGAACCTGAGATACCTGACAAATATAGAGGCAAGACTGCTGAAGAACTTGTACAGATGCACCAAGAAGCTGAGAAGCTATTGGGCCGACAAAGCTCTGAAGTAGGTGAGCTACGTAAGGTTGTTGATACGTACATCCAGACACAACTCACGCAAGATACGCAACAAGCACCACAACAAGACGAAGAAGTAGATTGGTTTACAGACCCTGATAAGGCTGTAGATAGGGCTATTCAGAACCATCCTAAAATTAAGGAAGCTGAAGCCGTAACGCAACAGTATCGTGCAAGCACTGCGCTATCAGAGCTACAACGTAAGCATCCTGATATGCAACAGATTCTGCAAGACACTAACTTTGCTGAGTGGATTAAGGCATCCAATGTTAGGACTAAGCTGTTTGTAGCAGCAGACCAGCAGTACGACCATGAAGCCGCCGATGAGCTATTTAGCTTGTGGAAAGAGCGACAGAACATTGTACAGCAGACTGCCGCTGTAGAGGAACAATCTCGTAAGCAAGCAGTTAAGGCAGCATCCACAGGTAATGCCCGTGGTAGCACTGAATCAGCACCTAAGAAGATTTACCGACGCGCAGACATTATTAACCTTATGAGAACAGACCCTGACCGCTACGCTGCTCTACAACCTGAGATTATGAAGGCGTATGCGGAGAAACGGGTCAGATAGTATATCTTAGGAGATATTTATTATGACTGATTCAACATATCCCGCAACTGGCGGGTTTGTAGACAACACTAGTGCAGCTACTTTCATTCCTGAAATTTGGAGTGATGAGATTATTGCTGCATACCAGAAGAACCTCGTCTTGGCTAACTTGGTCAAGAAGATGTCTATGGCTGGCAAGAAGGGTGACACGATTCATGTACCCAAGCCTGTCCGTGGTGATGCACACGCTAAGGCAGAGAACACTGCTGTAACGGTACAGAACGCTACGGAAAGCGAAGTACAAGTCTCTATCGACAAGCACTTTGAATACTCACGTCTGATTGAAGACATCACTGATGTACAAGCTCTGGCTTCTTTGCGTCAGTTCTACACGGAAGATGCTGGTTATGCTTTGGCTAAACAAGTTGATACCGACCTGCACAGCTTGGCTACGGGTCTGGGTTCTGCTGGTTCTACTAGCTCTACCTACCTGAACAACGGTGGTACGTTCTTTGTAGACGCTACCAACGGCCTGTCTACCTACGCCGCTGACACGGTTACGACTTCTGATGTATTCACGGACGCTGGTTTCCGTGGCATCATTCAGAAGCTGGACGATGCTGATGTACCAATGGAAAACCGTTGCTTCATCATTCCTCCTTCAGTACGTAACACCATCATGGGTATTGACCGTTACGTTAGCTCTGACTTCGTTAACAGCGGTCAAGTTACTGGTGGTCAGATTGGTCAACTGTACGGCATTGACGTATTTGTTAGCACCAACTGCCCTGTAGTTGAGGCTGCTGCTGATAACTCTGCTTCTGCTGTAGACTCTCTGGGTGCATTGTTAATCCAGAAGGATGCAATTGTAATGGCTGAGCAACTGGGCGTTCGCTCTCAGACTCAGTACAAGCAAGAGTTTCTTGCTAACCTGTTTACCTCAGACACTCTGTATGGCGTTGCTGTACTGCGTCCTGAGTCAGGTTTGACTTTGGTTGTTCCTAAGTAACAATCGTTTAGCTGGGGGCTGCTACGGTGGCCCCTTAGCTTTATCTTTAAGGAGTGTATTATGTGGCAAGCATTGATTAGCCCTATAGCAAACTTAGCTGGTACTTTCCTTAAAAATAAAGCTGCTGAAAAGCAAGCTGTCCATGAGTCCAAGATGCGTAAGATTAATGCTGACGCAGATTGGGAAACTCAACAAGCCTCTGCATCACAGTCCTCATGGAAGGACGAGTGGTTTGCAGTTATATTGAGTTTGCCATTAATTGGAGCCTTCATCCCTGATATGGTTCCCTACGTACAAGAAGGGTTTGCTGTATTGTCTACTATGCCTGACTACTATAAAGCATTCTTAGGTGGCGCTATAGCTGCTAGCTTTGGTATCAAAACTTTGTCTCACTGGGGTAAATAGTGCAAATAACTATACCCACAGGTTTATTTAACTTAGGCGGGTTTACACTGCCCCAAACTCCTGTAGCACCTGCACCTGCTCCCCCTAGTCCTGTTGATTTACGTGTAGCAGAAATTGAGGCTGAAGTAGAGCGTAAACGTCAGGAAGAAGCCGGTAGAGCAGTACCAGAACCTGCGGACATATCCGCTTACTATGATGCTTTGCGTGCTGGGGAAGACCCATCAGAGTTTGCAGACATTCTTCAAAGCTCTTTATCAGAACAAGGATATGTTACAACTGGCACTGAGATGGCTGAAGCAGGAGCCTATGGCCCTGTAGAAGATTTATTTATTGTACCGGGTGGTCTTGGTGGTGAAGTAGGTGAGTTTGAGTTTGACAAGACCTTAGAAGATTTTAAAGGTTATGACTTTGACTACGGCAGTATTTCTAATGAGAACCTAAAGAAGTTCCAAGAAGAACTATTGCCTGTTATGGCTCCAGAGGTAGCACAGGCACAGTTAGAAGGTCAGAGCTATCAGAATGCACTTATACAAGCCTATGAACGCTCACCCCAAGTACAAGAGATATACGCTAAGTACGACATATCTCCACAGCGCATAAGTCGTAACAACGCATCTGAGTACGTTTATGACCCCTTTACGTTTGGTGAGATACAGACTGTAGACAGAAGCAAAGGCTTCATGGACTACGTAGGAGATGTTGTAGAAGCAGCTCTTCCTGCAATAGCTGGAGCAGGACTATTTGGGCCAATAGCAGGAAGTATATCTTCAGGTTTAGGAGCTACAGGAGCGGCTAATACCGCTCTTACAGGAGCTTTAACTGGCGCAGCTACAGCAGGAGTTACAGGCGGCGACCCGTT